GCTAGAACCAAGATAACTAAGTATGAGCCACTTCTCAAAGTGGACACCAATAAGCACAAAGAGGTATTAAAGGGGTTATTCTTATGAAGTTCTTCGAGTCCGATGTAGTACAGGACGAGTTAAAGCGTATGCAGGCACTCTATGTGGATATCAACCGCATGGGGATCATTCTTACAGTTGACCAAAAGGTACAACAACTCGTTAAACTACTTGAACTCATAGACATTCAGCAGACAATGTTCATGCGTGTTACTCTATCTGAGGATAATCAAGCAAAACGTATTCTTGAACAGGTACGTCAAGCAGCATCCTTGTTGGGTATGAAGCCTGAACATGTTAACCCTCAGTTCTATGAGAACCTCAAGGACCAAGTGAACAAGATGATTAAAGATCTGGAGCAATCTAAATGATGGTTTTCAATTTGATGGCTATTGCTGCTATACTAGCAGTAGTCTGGTTTGTTATAGTTTTTTTAAGTGATCCGAACGCATGAAAGATTTATGGAATGGTTATAAGAGAGCTCTTTATGAGACCTTCCCCGACCTAGAATATAACCACACATGGGGTGAATGGGAAGGTAAAGGAACTAATCTGACAGCTCAGATCTGGACAGGTCCACACTTTATTAAATCTAGAGCAGTTGACATCTGGTCAGACAAGACCAATATTTACAACAATATAATCTACCCTAAGACAGGTCACAACCTGCCTTGTTTTGGTATGGATTTGATGGGGTTCTCAGCGAAGAAGGTTATCATTGTATTTGATTTCCAGCACCCTGTAGAGAATTTACTCTTTGAGGTTGCTGGTTTACCTGAGGGTAAGGGTGACTATAGGTTCTTTGAGCCTGGCAACCACTTCTCTAAGAACATCTATATCGCATACTGTAAACCCGAAGAGGTTGATGAGCATTTGCCCATGTTCAAGGAGTACTTGACAAAGTACCAGAGTATGATAGAATTTACTCAACCGACTGAAGTCGATACAACCGTCTATAAGGATTTCGATACTTATATGACCAAGTTAGATCCAGTCGGTGCATACCTCAAGGGTAAGTTCGGTGAGGAGAAAGCAGAGTCATTGGTACATGATTTTCTATTCTGTTACAAATGATCGCTAATTATGTCATGAGGGTATACCCTCATTATAAAGGTGTAAATCCTCTTCTCTTCGATCAGATCCAGAAGTACGCATGTCTTGATGTAAAGGGATGTGGTATGAGAACCGAATTCCAGACTGGTTTCCAAGACGAGGGACCAGGTAGGATAGGAGGTGAACCATTATCCCAGTTGTTTGGATGGATCGAGGACCAATTGCCCCAGTTGGCATGGACTCTAGGTAAGTGGAGTAACTCTGCTTTCAATCAAGATCCTTATCCACATCGTTATGCTATTGCGGATTATTGGGGTATGGTTTATAATAGAGGAGGTGGCTCTCAACGACACAACCACTACCCTTGGCCACTATCATTTACATACTATGTGAATGTTCCTAAGGGATCCTCATGCTTGATGCTTGAGGGCGAGGAGGTAGGGGTATCTGACGGGAGACTGTTAGTATTCCCTGCTCATCTCTTTCATTGGGTGGAACCGACTCCCGTAGATGGGAGGACTATGATCGCGGGTAATATCTCTTATAATCCCGATCTTTCTCACCTAAATATAGTGTCAGGACCTAGTGCCTGACTGCGGTTGCCCCCTTGCTGGTTCAGGGTAAGCGGCGATAGGAACCAGCAATACCAAATACAAAATAGGACAATACGTATGTCATTTGCTTCACTTAAGAAGTCCAGTTTTTCGGATCTACTCCAGAAAGCTGAGTCATTAAACAAGACAGAGGTCAGAGGTGCCGATGAGCGTCTTTGGAAACCCGAAGTAGACAAAGCTGGTAATGGTTACGCAGTAATCAGATTCCTACCAGCACCCGATGGAGAAGACCTTCCTTGGGCACAAGTTTGGAGTCATGCCTTCCAGGGACCTGGTGGTTGGTACATTGAAAACTCCTTGACAACTTTAGGCAAGAAGGATCCAGTATCGGATCTTAACAGGACATTGTGGAACAGTGGTTCTGATTCTGACAAGGATACTGCTCGTAAGCAGAAGCGTAAGCTCTCTTACTACAGCAACATCTATGTTGTGTCTGATCCTGCTAACCCACAAAACGAAGGAAGAGTATTCCTTTACAAGTATGGTAAGAAGATCTTTGATAAGCTTACTGAAGCAATGCAACCAGCATTTGCTGATGAGACACCTATCAATCCTTTCGATTTCTGGAAGGGTGCGGACTTCAAGGTGAAGATCCGTAAGGTAGAGGGTTATTGGAACTATGACAAGTCAGAGTTCTCTGATCCTGCCACTCTAGGTGACCTTAAGGACAAGGAACTTGAGGAAGTCTGGAAGAAGGAGTATAGTCTCACTGCTTTCACAACTGAAGATCAGTTCAAGACATATGAGAAACTAACAGAGAGATTGGAGAGCGTTCTACGCCCTGCTGCTCCTGCTCGTCGTGTCGAGACTGAAGATGTTGAACCATCTGTAGGTGATCCTCTACCAGAGATTCATCAAGCAGCAATCTCAGCACCACCAGCATTTAAGACCGCTGGTGCTCCTCAACAGGACGAGGACGACACCCTATCCTATTTCGCTAAATTAGCCCAAGAATAACTATGTCCATAATGAAGATATTCATTGACACCGCAGATACGGATGAAATCCGTAAGTGTCATGCCACAGGTTTGATCGATGGTGTTACAACTAACCCATCACTTATAATGAAGAGTGGCAGGGATCCTGAGGAGGTCTATCAAGAGATCGCCGATATAGGTGTCAGGGATATCTCTATGGAAGTTGTTGGTGATGCTGACCATATGATCTCGGAAGGGATCAGGTTACATCAGAAATTTGGTGACTGTGCTACAATCAAGGTTCCGTGTACACCAGACGGACTCCTTGCTTGTAGTGCTCTTTCTAGGAAGGTTATACCTGTTAATGTCACATTGATATTCTCAGCAGCACAAGCTATCCTTGCTGCTAAGGCAGGTGCTAAGTATGTCTCACCTTTCATAGGTAGACTAGATGATAATTCTATCGCTGGACTAGAGGTTGTTCGCTCTATCTCAGCAGTATATAAAGAACACAAAGTTGGAACAAAAATCCTTGCTGCCTCTTTACGTGAAGTTAATAGAGTGACAAGGGCATTCTGGAATGGTGCTAAGATTTGTACCATGCCACCAAAAGTATTCCATGATATGTACAACCATATCCTCACTGAGAAAGGACTAGAAATATTTGATAGAGACTGGGCTGCTGTCCACCCTAAAGCGAAGGTTGGTGGAGACCTAGATGCTCTTGATATTGGAGATATCTATATTACAGGACTGGGAGATAATGGAGGAGTAACTACTCCTATTCCTGGCACTGACATATCATCTGGATATCCTGGACTATACCCAGAGATGATTCAGAATCCAGACGATGATACTTTAAAGATTAATCTATCTTAACTTCAGCTCGAGACAATCCAGTAACAACACTACCACCACGGTGGAGTGATTTAATATAAAGATCAGAGAATTGGTCCACATAACGTGGTCTGATTAGTCTGATCTTTTCTTTTTCGTCGTTTAATCTTTGTTCGTACTGATAGTAGGTAACTGAAGAGACAGGGTTTACCGTGACACCAGCAGATGCTGTTCCGTCATAGTAGGTGACCTGATAGTTAGATGGTACTCTCTTACCTGCTGGTACAATAACTCTTTGAAGTGCGTCAACAACCTTGGTGGTCTCATACATCATGACGGCATCAGGGTTATCATACTTTGCGTACACATACTCTCTTAAAGCTTGTGAGGTTCTAGGCCAACCCTCATGGAAGTTAGTAATATCATTGATTATTAGTATAGTCCAACCATGATCTACTCTACCGTATTGGTTGAAGGATATACTCTCAGGGTTCTCACCTGGTTTAATAATATATTCATTGAAGACAGATAAGGATGCCAGATAGTCATCGAAGACATCATTTCTTCTCCATAAATTTTTCGCACTATAAATTCTCGGATCAAGTAACTTGTCCGTGTAATTATATACAACTTCGGGTGCTCTTTTAAATAATCCCATTAGAAATGTCCTACCTTGAGATCTGACTGTGTAAGAGCAGTTGTCTCTTTAAAGCTCAGAGTGATTGTTTGAAGTGGTAGTTTACCACTGTATGTTGTAACGAATTGGTTTGCTGGTGTAGCATTGACTTGCATGCTGGTTAGAGCACACATCTTAGACTTAGGCATCTGTGGGTGTCTCACACCACCTGCCTGTACATTACCTTCTGCATCACAAGCATTGAACCAAGGTTCTAATATCCATAGATCTGGGAAACCAAGTAGACCACCTGTACCCTTAGCAGAGGCAGTGGGGTGCATACCTGTCTTGAAGTTGTTAATTAATTCATTGACCCAGTGTGATTCAGTTGGGTTTCTAGCAAACAATTCAAATGTCACATCAAATGATCTCATCTGCATCTTACTGAACATCATGACAGCATTGTCATTTGGTGCTAGACCTGCTAGACCAAGGACATTTGTTTTCGTTAGAGTTGAGTTATTACCTAGTGAGTCAGTAGCACCACTAAGAGTATCTCCTATTATTCCTGATACATCAAAGTCAGCAGCATCATTGATAGCAGCAGGTACACCAGCAGCATTAACTAGACTACCTACAGCACCAGCAGCACCAGTCACTAACATTTGACCAGCAGCAGCGAGTCCATCATCCATGACTCTAGCCATGGTACCTAGTTTAAACTCATTACTCCAGTCAGAGTTGTAGGAGTATGAATATTCGTTAGGCATAGGTAAGAAGAATACACTCTTCTTAGCAGCTATGTGTCTTTGTGATGCGTCTTTGATATCACGTAGTTGTTCAGCATTTGTGATTACAGTACCATCCTGAAGGGTCATTGTCTGACCATCAGTAAAGAATCCTTCGTAGTTCTGGTTTTCAATAATGCTTTCTTTTTGTGCCCACCTACCATTCTCACCATAACTAGCAGGGTTCATCCAGTCGAACATACCCTCTCCAGTCTGTGCTTCAGCAGCACCTTTAATTCTGGCATCTATATCTCTATTCCTAGACTCTTGGTTGGTGTACCCATATAATCTTTGAGTCATATCAGAGACACCTTCTCTCATACCTCTTACCATTCCACTCTGACCCATTGCTCCTAGAGCATCTTGCTGGCCATGCTCACTCCTAGCCGCAGCTAGCCCAGCATTGTATTCATACCTAGTTATCTTAAAATAAGACGCAAATGGGACAGATGGTAACTGCTCTGGGTAAGCAATAGTATTACCAAGTAGTCTACTACTACCCCTTACTGGGTTGGTAGCTTGATTTCTACCCTCATCTTGTTCGCCAACAGGAGGTACTAATGGTGCGGTAGGAACTGCTCCACTACTCGACAGCTGTCGAGTTTTCTGTCTTCTTGCTGCTGTGTCTGCTCCTGCCATAGTTATTTTCTATGAAATTTCTCAATGGGTAGTTGGCTCATTAGTTGAACGTCTTCTTCTTCAACCTCAAAGAAAATGTTGTCAGCACGCTTTGGGATATAATAATGTAATGCGACATTGGGAACGCTGTTTTTATTTATCGCGTTTAATCTATTGTTACTTTTAAGGTAGTGAAGATTTGCTCCCAGTATATGTCCTTTACTCTTCTTCTCTAGGACACGTATGAATGGGAACTGATCCCACATCTTCAGCATATCTCTAAACTTTGGGTCGTACTCAAAGAAGTACCACTTACCTATCTCTGGTTCTTCTGTTGCTGAGTCAAATAATATGTTCTGGATCTCGTTACGTAGTTTAGTCTTAGTAATCTTTTCTCCTCTTATACTATTAATATACGCTTCTAATTTAGACCCTGAGTTCTCGCTCTGTGATGATTTTGAATCCCCAAAGCCTGTCCCTGCAGTACTCTTTGGCTGCTTCCCACTTTGCTCTGTTTTTGGCATAAGTCGTTACCTCGGTAATGTAACGTTTGGTTTTATACTTTGAGGGTTTAGGTTCATCAACCTGCGCCTTAGGCTTAACCTCTACTAAGTATTCGTGGAGACCATCGGGCTCCTTTACTTTCATGTAAAAATCTGGGAAGTATAAGTGGAACCTATTGTCAAGTGGTGACTTATAGGGTATAGCAATCTCTTCTGATGACCACTTCACAATATGTTTAGTGGTATCACAGTAGTTCATGAACTTACGTTCCCATAGTGATCGGTAAATTATATTAGTAGGATCACCTTTGTATTTCTTATAATTCTTTGGTTTAAATTTTCCTTTATAACTAGGCATAAATAAAAACGTCACCCCTGTACGTTATTTATGGCCCAAGCTACAGTTTCGGGGTTCTTAACTAAGATCATCCAAGGTTCTGGAGGTATATCCTCTTCTAATAACTACGATGTCTCGTTTAATTTTGGTGCTAACTCAATGTTTAGCAACTTTCTTAAATCAGGATATGGTATCAATCCCTTGTCTGAACAGCAGTCTGTTATAGTCATGCTCGCCAACGAGGTACAGATTCCTGGTGTCTCTATGACAAGTCAGGATGTTAGAGGAGTTCAGAAGGGCATAAACATGAAGCCAGCAATGGCAAAGGTTTACAATGAAATGGACATGTCATTCATACTGGATGCTGAGTCATTACCTCTTAAGTTCTTCAAGGCTTGGCAGGAATTCATCATGGGTGTAGACAATACACTAACACCGTCATCAGCAACACTCAGTCCCCAGAAAAGGTGGCAAGCCTTTGGACAACATTGGTACGATGATTATACTATAGATATAGATATCATTAAGTTAGAGAAAGGACAAAAGACTTCTACTCCATTTAAGGATGAACTCTTTGAACCTTTCAAGGTGAAGCTTGTCAAAGCATATCCGTATATGCTATCATCTATACCTTATAGCTCAGCCGCATCATCTGTGGTTAAGTTAAGTGTAGGTATGTACTATGAATACGCCCAGTACTTACCCAATGGTGACGGTAAGACTACTAAGTTGACAGTACCCCAAGATGTCCCAAGTACCAGCGGACGTTCTACTATTATTGGTTAAATTATGCCATTACCTGAAATCGTTACACCAACCTATGAGTTGGTGGTGCCATCTACAAAAAAGAAAATTAAATATCGTCCCTTCCTAGTTAAAGAGCAGAAGATTCTTATACTTGCTCTGGAGCAGAACGATAGCAAACAGATCATTGATGCTATAACACAGATATTCAAGAACTGTATACAGTCTAAGTTTAAGATGGAAGACTTAGCTATATTCGACGTGGAGTATATCTTCTTACAACTACGTGGTAGGTCTATCATGGAAGTTGTTGAGCTTGAGGTACCATGTGATGATGACCCCAACCAAAAGATACCCGTAACATTCCCCGTTGATACTGTTAAGGTTGACTTTCCTAAAGGTCACACTGATACAATCAAACTTGGTGAGGATGTCACTGTTGTTATGAAGTATCCCAACATGGAGTACTTTACCAAGGTGAACTTCACTGAGGAGGATGTAGATCCATATGAATTGGTAGCTACCTGTATTGATAGAGTCTATCAAGGTGAAGAGGACTGTGGTAGTTTCACCACCAAGGAAGCACAAGACTGGTTAGAGAAGTTAAACAACAAACAGTTTGAAGCGATTCAAAACTTCTTTGACACTATGCCTACTCTCAAGCATAAGATAACAGTCACCAACCCTAAGACTGGAGTTAAGACTAACACTGTCATAGAAGGTCTGGTCAATTTTTTCGCATAGCCCTCTTCCAAGAGGGCATCGATAGATTTTATCAAACTAACTTTGCCTTGGTCCAACACCATAAATATACTCTGAGTGATATAGAACACATGATCCCTTGGGAGCGTGATGTTTACGTTAATATGCTAGCCAAATGGCTACAAGAGGAGAGAGATCGAATCGAGGAACAAAAACGTAAGCGTAAATGAGTGCTCGTACCCGCATAGCAAAGCTTTTTGGCATTAAGCTCCTTCCTGTCTCAGGTAAGGTGTTGGATAATGCTGAGAAGATGCTGGACACTGAACGGCATTACATAGATTTTCTGAGGAATAAGAAGAAGTTCTTCTTCATGACTCAGATCCAGCAGACACAAGTTGTTGTAGGTAAGAAGAAGGATACATTAAAGAAGCAAGAGAAGAAGCAGAAAAGAGAAAAAACTGGAACAGCATCTCGTCTTAGGATGTTGAGGAGACTTAGTAAAGGTCGTAGGTGGGGATCTAAAGGTAAGAAGTTAGGTAAAGTTGGTAAAGTATTAAGAGGTGCGAGAGCTGGTACCCTTAAGCTGGGACGTAAGATAAAGAGAAGTCCTGTTGGTAGGCTTGTTAAAGGTATAAAGGGTGCTGGTACTAAGGTAGGTACCAAACTAAAAGGATTAAAGGCTGGTGCTCTTAAAGCAGTAAAGGGTCCAGCAATGAAAATTGCTGGTAAAGTAAAAAATATAGCGAAGGCTGGGAAGGCAAAAGCAACTAAGGTTGCTGGTCAGGGGGTTAAGTTAGCTAAGAACTTAGGAGGTAAAGCACTCAGAACTAAGTTAGGTAAAGAACTTACTGAGAAGGGAGTCAAATTAGCAGCCAAAACAGGACTGAAGAAGGTCGGTGCTAAAGCGGCAGTTAAACTGGGAGGTAAGGCTGCTGTCAAGGTTGGTCTTAAGAAGATACCTGGCATCGGTTTGATTGCTGGTCTTGGATTTGGTCTACAGAGACTGATGAAGGGTGATATTGGTGGTGCCTTGATGGAGGCAGGATCAGGTATTGCTAGTACTGTTCCTGGTGTTGGTACTGCTATCTCTGTTGGTATTGATGCTGCTCTAATAGCAAAAGATTTAAATGCACCACCTGCTGAGGAAGCACTGGCAGATGGTGGACAGGTTAGTTCTCCAACTCAAGCACTTATTGGTGAGGGTGGTGAACCTGAACTGGTTGTACCTCAGTCTAAGTTGGGACCAGTATTCCAGAACCTATTGAAGAAGACAGGTTCTATACTTACGAGTGTAACTACAGGATTCTTAACTACTCTACCTACTCCTGGTCCTGCTAGTCAGGCAGTATTGGGTGAAGTAGCAAAGGTCAACGCAATATTTGGAGAGAAACCAGAACCAATTGGTATATTCAAGGGAAGTAAGCTTGCTAGTCTAGTTGGTGGCTTTGCTAAGAAGGCTGCTGGTATGCTTGGAGGTGCTGCTAAGTCAGCATTTGGTGCGTCACCTGCTGGTATGATAGCTGGTGCTGTTGGATCTATGTTCGGAGGAGCACCAGCCGCAGCAGCAGAGGTACCATCTTTAGAGTCATCAACAGAGACCTCAACAGAGAATGCCACTACAACTATGACAATGGCAGGAGAAACCAGTTCTACATCAGTATCTGGGTTCCCCATTACAGATTTCTATGGTCCTAGTGACTGGAGACCTAAACCTCATGGTGGTGTTGACGTTGGTACTCCAGTGGGTACAGCAGTAGGATTCTCAACACCAGGTGAAATATTATATTCTGGTAGAGCTGGTGGATATGGTAACCTCATGGATGTTTGGTTACCACAGGCTAAGATTCAAATGCGAATTGCTCACCTCAGTAAGTTCATAAAAAAATCTGGGGAATTTTATGCTGGAGAGGTGATAGCAGAGACTGGTGGTGCCAAGGGAGATCCTGGTGCTGGTAGTTCTACAGGACCACACCTTCACTTTGAGGCAGATACTAAGAAGAACTCTACAAGATATGGTGGATCAGGTAACCCATTACCATTTGCCAGCATGTTACAGTTGGGTACACCAGCAAAACCTGAGGAGGAATCCAAGGGTGAAGGTGGACCATCTATTGAGACGGGGTTCAGTCCATCATACGGGCATCCAATTAGTTCTACTATCAAATGGCCTAGCAGCAATGGTGCTATGGGTGGACCTTCACTATCACCTAATCAGGGTAGTGTGGTTACAACAGGTAAGCAGGTATCTATGATACCTATACCAATGCCAATACCTCAGCATATTCCTGTACCTGTTACTATGTACGTCCCTATGGGTAAGAAGGGTGGTATGAAAGCCTACGGTATAGACTCATTCTCAGGTAAATACGGAGAATTATAATGGCCAAAGAATTAGACAATTTTCCCAGTATAGAGAACGTCCATGAAGTATTAGGTGGACTAAGTAAGCTATTTGCTGATCGCAATGCTTTACTCCATAGTATGTTCAGGGAGGACAAGTATAAGGAGTTTCTCCTAGCAGAGAACATACAGTCTCTTGTTGAAGCTGATAAGAGAGACGACAGTGCTAATAATAGAATTAAATCAGACCTTGCTAATGGGTACGAAGTACTAAAGGCAAGGACTACAATGAAGAAGTTTGCTAACTTCTTAAGTCCTGGCAGCGTGCCACCAATGGATCTCAGTGAATCTGAGGATTATGATGAAGACTCTGAGATGAGTGTTCAGGAGGAGGAACAGGCAGACAGAGAAGATAAGGAGGTTGTACAAGGAGAGAAGGGTGAGAAGGGTGATCCAGGTGACACCACAGTAGTATCACCACCATCAAAACCCACAGGATTTGAACATATTGCTACACCTGGAGGGTCACAGGCTCCAAGTGCTAAGTTAGCAAAGGGTGGTATGGTATCACCTATGGATTCCCCAATGGGGAACTTCCTTAATGCTGGAGCACGACCAGAAGGTAAGAAGTCATCTACTAAGTCACTAGAGAGTTTAGGTCTTGTAGGTAAGAAGAATGTTGGTGATGAACTGACTGAGGATTTAGGTTTAGACGGATATAAGAAGGCATTAGGTGATGCTATGGCATTACCAATGAAGGCAGTTGCTGCTGGATTGTCTGGATTATTATCTAAGCTTAATCTACCTGGACCTGAGTTTGAGGCTGCTAAGAAACAAATAGACTCAGTATCACAAGCATTTGAGATACCTAAACCATCTGCTGGTCCTGGTTCTAGTGAAGAGACCAATGTAATGAATGAGTCTAATCAAGAGACTCTCATTGCTCAGGGTGGTCCTATAGAAACTATCAAGAACTTCTTTGGTCTTGCTCAGAATAAGGATCATAATGTATCAGATCAGACACCAATGGGTGCTGCTGTTACTGGACTCCAGAAGAGGAGACAGATGAATGAGCAGTACATGCAGATGCTCAATGCTGGTGGACCTAGTTCTGAACACTCATCAGGTTCTGGTCAAGAACCATTAGACAACCTATCTACTTCAGTTAATACTACGAATGAGAGTGTTAAGAATAGTATGAGTGGTATGATTAAGGGTGCTGCTTCGTGGTTGGGTAACAATACCGTACCAGGTATGGTTATTAAATCTGGTGTAGGACTTATAAGTAAGATGTTGGGAGGTATAACTCCTGCTGCTGAAGGTAGTCAGTATACTAAACAAGACATTAATAGCCTATCTAATCAGGTTATTATGGGTAATGAGACAATGATGGCGAGTAAGACCACTCATGTGACTACTATCCAACAGAATATGATGAAAGAGTCTCAAGCAAGGATGGCTCAGATCATCGCACAGATGAGTAAACAACGCTCACCAGGTATTAATGAGACTTCACCTGTACCTGCTCAAGAGTTAAAGATTAGTAAGTATCTAACAAACAGTATTCTCATTACCCCTGGTGGTGAGACACCTCTCGATGTATTATGAGTCAAATATCTAATTTTACATTACAGAAACTGTCCATCATGGTGAATGCTGATGCACCAGAGGGACCACAGAAGAGGCAGGTTGATCTATCTGCTAACCATTTACTTGAGCTCCATTATATTGAGGACATAACCAAGGCAAATACTGTTACTGCTATCACTATCAATGATACTGAGAGTGCTATTGTATCTGATCTGTATGGATTAGAACCAATTGAGATAACATGGACAGACAATGCTCTTGTACCTGAAGGTGGTAATACATTCACACAACAGATGGTCATCTATGATATTAAAGACCGTCAGATCATATCAGGTAAAAAACTTAAAGCAACATTATACTGTATAAGTAAGGACGCGATTAACAATAGTTCCCAAAAAATTTCTCGGAGGTTTGGTAAGGGAGGAGGTGAGAGTATATCCGAGATGGTTAACTCTCTGATGAAGAATGATATAGGTACTCTCAAGTCTGTTAGTGTTGACCCTACATTAACTAAACTATCATTCGTCAGCCCATACTGGGATCCATATACTATTATTAAGTGGTTAGGATGGAGAGCAATCTTTGAAGATAAGGGTACAGGTAGTGCTGGATTCTTATTCTGGGAGAACCCAGATGGATATCAGTTTAGAGCTATGGACAATGTAGTTCGTAGAGAGACTACTAGAACAGTCAGGGTGAACTATGTTGCTGATGAGACTGGGGAAGAGTTTGATAATAGGTTCATTGATATTGGTACATTCTCAGTATCTGGTACCAGTGATGTATTCAGAGGACTCAACCTTGGTAGTTACGCAAGTACTACCTTTACATTAGATATGAAGGACTTCACATATAAAGAGGTACCTTTTAATATCAATACTTACTACCCTGCTATGAAGAAGTTGAACCCTGCTTCTGAGCTCCCTGCTTTCTATGAGATCTTTAATACTGATGTGGAAGCAAGGCAACCTACTAGGATTATGTCTAAGGTACTTGACACTGCTATGTACACTGAGGGTACTTACACTCAGGATTTAACTAAGCAACTATCACAGTCAATGATAAGGAATCAGTTCTTCTTTAATCAGTCTGCTGTATTTGAATATGAAGGAGATCAGACTCTAAGAACAGGTGAAGTTGTGGAGGTAAATACTTGGAGAGGTAAACAACTAGAACCAGATACCAAGCAAAGTGGTAGATACATAGTAGGCAAGATATATCGCCAGTATCTGACTGAGAGAGACATGATGTCAACTAGAGTAACATTATACAGAGATAGTTTAGGATGAGTTTAGAAAGTGCTGCTCATGCCATTGGTAAGGATGGCTTTAACTGGTGGATAGGACAAGTCGAGAACGACGGGTCAGATCCAGAGTTTACGGGTGCGAACTCTAAAGATTACGATTATACTGGTAAGGTAAAGGTAAGAATTGTAGGGTATCATAACCCAAACAAGGTTGAACTACCAACTAGGGATCTCCCGTGGTGTAGTTGTGTAATGCCCGTAGTATATGCCATGAAGAGTGGCATGGGATCTATACAACAGTTACAGATTGGTTCGTGGGTTGTTGGATTCTTTATGGATGGATCCTCAGCACAGGTACCTATTATTATGGGTAGTATCAGTGATGAGAACCCTAAAGGTGTCTATAGTAAGCTCCCACCTGAGAGTAGTAAAGGGTATCAACCTATCCTAGGTGCTGACTATAATCCAAAGGTACATGGTGATGGTGGTGGTTCAACTGTAGGTGGTACTGCTGATACTGTATCAACTAATCCTACTACTGGTGCCAATGAGGAACCAGCATCAACATCAGAGACAGGAGAGAATGAGGCATCAACCATTAACCCTCGTGGTGAGGCTGCTCCACAGACTGATGCTCAGAAAGCAGCAGACAGTAGAAAGAAGTATACTGTACATGTAGGTAATGGTAAGTGTGGGTCACCATCTGATGTTAAGATACAAGGTGCTCTCGCTGAGTTTTTAAAGTTTGCTAGAGGTATTGAAAGGAATGAGATAGGTGAGTTCATTAATAAGAAAACTGGTGCTGTAGAAGACCTGGCACAAGAGATTGAATCCATGTCTATAAGGGTACAGGGATTCATGGGCGGTATCATGTCCAATATTAAAGGTACTGTTCTTAAAGAGGTTGAAGCACATATACAGAAGACTATCAATGATATTAAGGTACCTGATCCAGAGATACTAGAACCTGCTCAAGCACAGATCAAGAACATATCAGATCTCGTCAACTGTCTATTCGATCAGGTATTTGATGAGTTACTTGATGTGATAGGTGGTATGCTTGGTGATTTAGTTGAACAGGCTCTTGATGCTGCCTTATGTCTTGCTCAGGATATAATGCAGGACTTACTTGGTGGTATAATTGATAAAATTGTTTCTGGTATTGAGACTGCTCTAGGTATTCTTAAAGGTGCTCTTAGTGCTATTAAGGGTGCTGCTAGTATGATTCAGGGTATCAGCAGTAAGATCCTACAACTCCTTGACATGGTTTGTAAGGGTGATCTATCCTGTGCTCTAGGTCTATCAACATTTAACACTGGTTACGGTGGTAGAGAGAGTGAAGGAGATAAGAGTAAGAAGGCACAGTCACAATATGGAGCATCAGCACAGTCTGTCCTTAAGGATGGTAAGACACTTGTTGTAGGAAGTGGTATACCTAACTCACGTGGTTATACATCTGTTACTACCATGATAGATGGTTCTATGGTCAAGAAAGCATTTAATACTAAGACTGGTGAGTTTGCAGAAGTCGGAGCAGCAGGTACTGGTGTAACCTCAGCAACATTTGAGAAGGGTAAGAGCTTAGTAGAGAAATTTGATACTGTCTATCCTATCCGTGCTTCTGATGGTAGTATTAACTTCAATTCATTGAACTGTAGTCCTAATAATACTAGGAAGACACCATGTTTCCCTGAACTTATATGGGATAATGCTCAGTCTACATCTATTATTAAAGCATTACCTATCATTGATGACATTGGATCAATGGTTGGTGTACTTATGAGGAAGAAAGGTTCTGATATTAATACTACTGCTAAGGTTAGAGCCATGTTCACATGTAATGAACCTGAGGGTGTGGGTGCTGTACTGGAACCTATTATTAAGTCAGGTAAGGCAGAGGGTGTTAAGGTTCTTAAACCTGGTGTTGGTTATGGTCTAGACCCAGACAATACTTACTGTCCAAAAGAACAGAAAATATTCTTGGTACCAAATTTAGACCTACAGGATTATGCTGATGAGGGTGATATACTATTCTATCAGCCTGAGTTTGGGGATGAGAACACAGGTATCATGCAGATTATTGAGTTTGACTGGGATAATACTGGATATATTGCTCTTGCTACACTTGATAAGAATGACTTTATACCTGATGGATTAGGACTTCAGACTACTGGTGGTACGCATAAGTTTACATTAAATCCTGTTAAATCATTCTATGACCTTGCTATACCAGGTGATGCTGTGGCACTGTATGCGAACTGTTCTGATCTGATGCCAGTATTAGACACAGTGGAACTGGTCAACGTTGGTAAGGGATATAAAGCTCCTATCATCAAGGTTGGTAAAGAGGAGATCGGTACAGTATCAGTAGATAAGAAAGGTAGGTTGCTACAACCATCTATTAGTATTAAATCAGTAGGATTTGTTAGACCTACTATAGAGGACGCAGAGGGATTTGGTGCTGAAATAGTACCTACATATAATTACGTTGGACCTATCAAGTTCCAAGAGATCTACTCTAGTCAGTCCTATATCGATTGTGTGGGTAACCCAGGAGACTAATGGCAAGACAAGATACATCAAATACACAACCGTTTCAGGGTAATGAGGTTTCAAATGATAATCCTCAACATATAACAAACTACCCTAAGAACTGGGTGACAGTGACTTCAGCAGGTCATGTTCTTGAGTTCGATAACACAGAAGACGGTGAAAGAATCCGTATCATCAACGGTAAGACGGGCAGTCTTATCGAAATGGATGAAAATAAGGATACATATATCATTAGTTCAAGAGATTTACACCTAAATAGTGACAAGACGACCACTCTTAAGGTCGGTAAAAACAAGAAAGACGACAAGCTGATCATTCAGGTTGTTGGAGATGCTCACCTAAATGTGGAGGGAGACCTACACACAGAGGTTGAGGGAAATCGTTATGATAAGGTTAACGGTACCTATGAACTGAAATGTGGCAATATTGCCATAGACTCAGGATCTAACATTGGTATTAATGCCGACAATGAAGTTAGGACTATCGCTAACTCCATTAACAGCCGCTGTACATTCAATTTTCTAGACATGTTGGCTGGTGGGTTCTTGAAGGAATCCATTCACGGTAACCGTGTGATTAGTATGGATAAAGAAGGTGGCACCTTCGCTATAGAAAGCGCAGGAGACCTTCGATTTAACGTCAAAGGTTGTCAGTATGACAACGTTGGTAGAAACCATTTTACAGAAGTCCAGGGCAAAGTAAAAACAGTTGCTCATGGCAAAAATATTGAGTGTATCGAGGGTGGAGCACCCTCAGGTATGGACGTTTCCAAATCTGACGGAGTAGGTTGGGAACTGAATACCAAGAGTACGAATACGTTAATAAACACAAAAGACTATACAATGGCAGCATCTGGTAAGGGAATGATGTCTGCTGCAGGGTCTGAGTTTAAAATCACTTGTAATAATGGTATCTACCTTAATTGACATTCTGACGTGAATGTCCTATAGTAAGAACACCAGAACAGATGTCAAATATGGCATTATCCACAAAGCAAGCGACAGTTTTAGTTGAGTTTATCAACGAAGAGCTATCTGAGTACGTGGAGAAAAAGGTAAAGCAAATCGACCTAACTAAGGAAGGTGAAGCTTTCAAATGTTATGAAGAGACACGTACTGCTCTTATAGAGATCAGGGAATACGCAGAAGAGGTCATCGAGTGTGCCAGAAGTAATACTGGCATATGGAGTACCCCAAATGCTGTGTCTATACCGTATACTAAGCATAAGTCCGATATTACAGACCCGTGGAATCAGAGTACCTAGCTAAGTGTATCGTCAACATACCTGCACGCAAGTTCACCCTACTCAGTGATTCTGCTGAGGTTAGGGAAGTCCAATGCGATGACGGTGAACAATTTGAAAGAGTCCTGGAAGTGATCAGATCTTCCTGTAAGACCGATGAAGTACAGTATGTTTATTAATTATGTCACATACAGCAACATACGCTGAAATTAAACAGATTCTTCGTGAATCTAAAAGGATAACTAATACTGTCCTATTGAAGGTAGCTAAACTTGCCATAGCAGAGACCCTAGGTGAACGTGCCGATGAGATCGAGACGGAAATCGTTTGGGATAGTAAGTTAGGTGATGACCTAATGCTTGACTCTCTTGATATGGTTGAGTTAGTGATGTTTTTAGAGGAGTGTTTTAGCATTGAAATACCTGATGAAGACGCTGTGGACATCGTTACTATTGGTGATGCCTTGGAAGTCATCAAGAAAAATCGTAAGAAGTCACCGAAGCAACGTAAGAAAATTGACAAGAGGAAATACAAGAAGAAGACACAACCTGTAGATCCTAGTCATAGTCCTAAATTTGCCAAACTCGCTGATGCTGCTGCTGAGAAGCAAGCAAGGCTTGATGCTGAGATAGACAAGGCACTAGAGGATGAAACATAAAAAAGTCTATTACAACTATGTAATGGGTGGTAACGAAGAATCTTTTTACGATCGTAAAGAGACAGACTTCTTCCCCCCTGACTACTTTGAAGAGCCTACTCCTGCTCTCAAAGGATATGACATGAGATATCGTCATGCCAAGTGTCCTGCTTGGAAAGATTATCACAAGAATACTTGGATAATGAAGCAGACATTCCCTTTAGGTATGACGTTTAAGTCAGAAGATAAATATTTGTCCACAAACCTAGCTCAGGATATATTTGATCAATTCTTTATGCTCGGAGATGGGTGGCTCGATGGTGAGTACCCTGAAGTCCAGTTTAAACAAGGATATTGTTTTTGGACAGAGGATAAGGACGTGTGGATAGAACAGTTTCCAGTTCCTGAGATGACAAGATTAGGTCTAGATGTTGTACCTGGGGCATTCCCAATATCAGTATGGCAGAGACCAATCAACCTAGGGTTCAAAATCACATCGTATGACAAAAACATCTGGCTCGAAAAAGGAGCTCCCCTCTGCTACGTTCGATTCTCTAGTCAAAGAACTAGAGATGTCAAATTCAGCCTTGAAAAACGACCAATCCCTGAAAAAGTCCTTAAGCGACAGTTGCAGAGCCTCTGGCTCAAAGACTGGCACAACGGATTCTCGTGGGATCTGATTAAGCAAAGGTTGAAGAGGGAAGAAAAACAAGAAAAATGCCCAATGGATTTCCTATGGAAGAGATAATGCACCTTCAAGGTGAGTATAGAGTCATTGACGGAATAGGGTGTTGTAAGGTATACTTTTTAAATGGAACACCATTCACGTTTGACGAAGACGTGATACCTGTTGACATTAAGGAAAGATTAAATGCTGAAGAAAAACCGCACTTTACTAACGAAGACATATATAGAGGTAGTTCGTATCTTCTGGAGGAGGGGTTCGAGTTAGAACCATTAATCGAAGAAATGAATGAAGCTATTGATGCTGAACATCAGGATTAACGCCACCAAACCCTAGAGCTAAGATGACGCTAAACACCGTAGACCACCTCGCTAAAGAGGTCAAGCAACTCAAACAGGAGGTAAAGAAATTGAAAGATTTCCTTACAACACCTGAATCTGACGCGCTTGTTTGTTATGAAGACGATGAACAAGTGAACTGTGTAGAATTTAATTATGTACCATACCTTGAACACGCTCATGACGAGTTATCCCAATACAATAAAATACCAAAACGATACTAGATGGAGGAAGGTCAAAGAAAAGACATCCGCAAAACAGCTAAACGACTTATTAAGAGAGCAAAGAAGCATCCTGAATACTATTCAGAGCAGGATGTCTTTTACGCTAAACGTGTTCGGAAGGAACTGAAGAAGAAAGAAGACTGATGTTAGTTCCTCTGTTTCCCTCACCAGTAATACACCACGAGTGTCATGGCATGAAGCCTGAGCTCTTAGAGTGGATTAAATCTTATCATCAGACGGGTGAGCACGACGGGAACAGTTCGAGCTGCGGTTGGCATTCAAAGTACGATCTACATGAAGATAAAGAATTCTTATTACACTTCTTGTGGATACACGCTCAGATTACTCACGCTATCCTTGAGATTACCCCTGCACGAATAGAAATTGCTTCTATGTGGGCTAATATCAATGGACCTACCGAATTTAATATGTCGCACCTACATGCTGGTGTGGACTTTTCAGGTTGTCTGTGGTTACAGACTCCTGAAAATTGTGGTGTCTTGACGTTTGAGAATGATAATGCTCTCACAAGATATAACTGGAAGGTTCCAGATGATATAAAGGATGAGTATCATTTACATGACACCACATGGTTCAATCCTCAAGCTGGATCTATGTTAATATTTCCTGCTGATCTCAGACATAGAGTTGAGAGAAACTGTAGCGATGAGGATCGCATAAGTATAGGATTCAATTTGAAATGCAGTTAAGTAATGGTGAAGTGAAGATCATTGATGATCTAGTGACTACACAACAACAAATAGAATTATACGTTGAAGCATGTTCTCTACCATATGCTCTGCTTGGTAGTAATAAGTATGACGTACAAAATTTAAAGACACAGAAGCCTGTATCATATCTGGATGAGGAGTGGTGTCATAAGAAATTCTTTAAGAATGGGATCGGTGATTACCTATCAGAGTTCTGTCCACCTAAGATAGATGTAGCCTATATTAATATGGGTCTCCATGCTGAGAGTCCTGATGTTCATGTAGATAGTTCTGTCAAAGGAGATAAGACACTACTATACTATATGAATAGAGAGTGGAAACATGAGTGGGGTGGTGAGACTATATTCTTAGACGATAAATCTAAGGAGATAGAGTATGTTACACCATTTGTACCAGGTAGAGTAGTAGTATTTGATTCTACTATTCCACACTCAGCAAGACAACAGTCATTTGCTGGTCCTCTCTATCGATTTACATTAGCTATTAAGTTCAAATGCTAGAAGAGTTTGTTGAATGGTTTGAAGGAAGTTATAACAATTGGAAGCAAGCATCCAGTTGGCCATCTCACTATGCTCATATACTATTAGATCATGAGAGAATAGAAGGCAATACATTCAAGTCATGCCAACGCTACAAGTATAATAATGAGGAGTATAGAGATAAGGAGGTAGAGATTGTAGAAAGAGATGAAGAGATTGTGGTATTGAACCCAGTGGTTGATATCCATTTCATTAAGGATGGTGATAAGTATGTAGGAAGGAATTTTAAATCACCTCTAGTCAACGGTGGATACCTCAGATCTGAGTGTATTTTAGAGAAAGATAAGTATACTGTGATCGATAGAGGGTATGATGATAAGGGTGAACAAGTGTGGGGAAGTAAGTATGGTCCTTTTGTGTTCGACAAAGAGTATAAATAAGTTGAGAACTTAATGTAGAGTACGTGTGGCAACTCGTAAGATATCAGATCTAACTCTACTGACGACAGTATCACCATCAGATACCCTTCTGTTGCTTGATAATTCTGACCCAGTAGATACTAATAAAAAGAGCGAAGTAGGTTCCATATTCAAGGCTGTGCCTGGTGGAACACAAAACCAACCTGGTCTTTCTTTTGATCAGAAAACTGCGACTGGATTATATTCGACTGCTCAGGGTGAACTGGGCATCTCTTTAGGAGACTCAAAACTCTTAATAGAGAAGCAGTCAACCTCATTGTTACTGTCTGCTAGAGACAGTGCCGACTCCAACTTAGACTTGACATTACAAGCTCTAGGTACTGGTGTTATAAGATTTAACTCTACTATTGCTATTACTGATACGGTATTCACTATACCTAACAGTTCTGATAATTCAAAGATTGCCAAGTTCTCTGCTACACAAATACCAACAGGATCAACTAGGACATATGTCCTTCCTGACCCAGGATCTGATGTTGATACTCTGGTTACATTAAATTCTACTCAGACTCTTACTAACAAGACACTTACGTCTCCGTCATTTACAGGTAGCTTGAATGCTGCTAACATGACCCTTAGTGGGAATCTTCAAGTAGATAACAATACAACACTTGGTAGTAGCAACATTGATACAGTAACAGTTGCTGCTGTCTCTACGTTTAATGGTAATGCCACATTTAACGGAACACTAACGCTCAATAGTCTTACTACTACGACTGCTGATATACAGTTAAATCAGACCAGTGGTTCAGCGTTATATAAAGGCATAAAGTTTTGGGATACATCACAGAATACCAATGCTGGTAACTGGGCTGCTGACATGTTTGTCTCGTCCGACCAAGCATCTAGGTATCTTGATCTTAAATATTATGATACTGATACAACATATACATCCACAAACTATCAGTACGGATTGAGGGTAGCATCTATAGGATATACTCTTCCTTCTGCTACTGTTAACCTTGTTAATGGTGCCGTAGACAGTTTCACAATAACTGCTACTGGTTCTTTCCTTAGTCAAACAGTCACAGCTACAATTACTGGTGATGGTACTAATGCTACTGTCACTCCTGTAATAGTTAATGGTTCTTTAACATCAATTACCATTGACGCAGGAGGTCAAGACTATACTACTGCTACTATTACCTTCGTAACTGAAGGTGGTGCTTTACAGTATAGGACGTATGATGTCGCTGGAGAGAGTGAGACTAAGCAAGAAGTTATTCATACAGGTAACCTTAGTTTGATTAGTGCTATTGGATCTGTTAACAACCTAGTTACGACTGGTTCTGTTAACTTTGATGATGGTACATTTATACTTGATAATACTAATGATAGAATAGGTATTGATAGAACTCCAACTGCTTATAAGCTTGAAGTGGAAGGAGATATATATTTCACAGGCAGCCAATTTATTGGTGGTGATAGTTCATCCTTTGTTGTTCAGAAGAGATTAGCCGCAACTCCTCTGAAATTCAACAAGTATGATGGTAGCACTGAAATGCAGATTGATTCCAGCGGTAATGTCGGAATCAATAAAGATCCTAGCAAGCGACTTGACATCGCTGGTGACAGTAATGTAGACGGTGACTTCTATGTCACTGAGACCGATTCAGTCAGTCAGACTGGTGGTGCTATATATGCTAAACGTCTCAAGCTTACAGACCTCGAAGGCAACCTTCAAACAATTACTGCTGATTCTATTTCTGCTACCAGTAGAAATAAAGTTTACTTCCACGCATATTCTTAATTCTCATGGCTAATGGTGTACTAGCGTCGTTCCAATCCGCTACAACAAAATACTCACACGACTTTGTAGATCCAACGACAAATCCGAACGGTCTAGTACGTGCTGACTTTCCAATGTATACATGTCCTGGTGCTACTATAGCAAGTGGTTCCTTACGGATAATGAACACATCAGGTGCTGCTGTAACTGTTGATGTTGCTGTACAAGACTATACATGTGAAATACAATTCGCTGCCCCTGGATCACAGAGTCCAGTGGTTGCTAACTTCTCTGAGTTTTCATTCGTTCCCAATCAGGACGTAACCAGTTCTGCTATTATTGTTAATGGTCATAACGGTACTGCTTTTGTAGTAGGTGAGACTATAACAGTTTCTTGGTCTGGTTCAGTTGGTCCTACTCAGACAGGTAAGGTAGTATATTGGGATGCTGCTAACTTAAAATTATGGTGGAAGGATCCAGTAGGAGAATGGCCAACAACTGTTGCTGCTAGTATGACAGTCACAGGAGCTGGTGGTGGTTCTGCTACTATAACTGATTCTTATGTTGGTACATGGGGAAGATGTGTTGCTTATGACAGATTAGCAGGACAACTACTGGTACAGAACGACAGCTTAGTTAATAATGTCAAGTCTAGCAAGTATGCATTATTAAATGAGCAGAGAGTATCTGGTATTAATGGTGCTGGTCAGTTATCAGTATCATCTAGAGCATACGCTTGGTTACCATCCTTGAGTACGGTGACCTTATATAATTCAGGTAATGTAGGAGGAGTAGCACAGACTGCTGAGTGGAAGGAGACTTCTGGTTCTGCTGCTGAGGTTGTTATTTCTGCTGTATCATATTCTAATGATCAAAACAAAATTCTCAAGAATTATTCTGTCCCTAACAATAGTGAAGTGAGTTTGACAGGTCTGGTACTAGAGCAGTGGCAGAATTTATATGTTAACGCATCTGCTGGTGCGTCATTTAATTTTATAGGATTTGAAGAGGCAACTACTATTACATCGGCGTAACTAATGGCACTTACCAGATTAAAGAACGTCTTCACATCGAAGACAGGACGCTGTATCTACGTCAACCCTGACGACTTTGATGCTTCGGATTCATTTGACAACAGGGGTAACAGTCCTAATAGACCATTCAAGTCTATTCAGAGGGCATTGGTGGAGTCAGCTCGATTCTCTTATAGAACTGGTCAGTTCAACGATGCTTTTGAAGCATATACTATAGTATTATCACCATCAGATTACGTATTAGATAATAGACCTGGAACAAATACAACAGCACAAGCTTACATAGATGATGATATACCCATTCTGAACTCTAGTTCAGACTTAGATTTACAAAACCCAGACGGTACACCAAACCCTGACAACATACTGTATAAGTTTAACAGTGCTGAGGGTGGTATCGTTGTACCTAGAGGTACAAGTATTGTTGGTATGGATCTTAGAAAGACTAAGCTCCGTCCTCTTTATGTTCCTGATCCTGCTAGTGGAGCGATTGGTCGTTCTGCTATCTTTAGGGTAACAGGTGGATGCTATTTCTGGCAGTTCTCATTCTTCGATGGTCCTAACACTGGTGTGTATAAGGATCCTGCTCAGCCATCAGCATCATCACCACCTACATTCTCTCACCATAAACTATGTTGTTTCGAGTACTGTGATGGTAGAAATACTCTCAGTTCTATTAACGATACAACTGGTAATGCTCTAACAATCACTGACTTAGACTTATACTATCAGAAGGTTGCTAAGGCATTTGATGACATCCCTGATACTACTGGTGTGGTATCTGCTGATGAATTCCAGAAGAGAGTAGAAGAAAATAGAATTGTTGGTCCTAACACTTCTGGTCCTATTACAATCAGTAGTATTGTAACTGACTATATTAACCAAGGTGTTTACACGACCACTGCTGAAGTTACTACGACTACACCACATGGATTCTCTAATGGAACTCCTGTCCAGATCGAAGGTGTCTCAGGCACTGTTGCTGGTAGATTTAACGGCTCATATTTTATTACCGAAGTACCTACGACAACCACCTTCAGGTACATAATCAAGGATCCTAACTCTGCTGCACCTGCTAACAACCCAACTGCTACAGGTTCAACAGTACGAGTTGAGATTGATAACGTAGACTCTGCTTCACCTTACATCTTTAACTGCTCACTACGTAGTACCTGGGGTACTTGTGGTATGCATGCTGATGGTGGCAAATCCACTGGTTTCAAATCAATGGTTGTTGCTCAGTTCACTGGTGTATCACTGCAGAAAGATGACAACGCATTCATCAAATGGGATGGTTCTACTTACATAGCTGGTAACCATACTGATGGTGACAGTATATACAAACCATCTTATAGAAACTTCCATGTTAAGTGTTCCAACGATGCTGTTATTCAAGCTGTATCAGTATTTGCTGTTGGTTTCGCTGATCACTTTGTGGCCCTCAGTGGAGGAGA